GCACTTACGGTAAATCCTATGGCTGCTAATAAAGCGTCATTTGATTGTTTTATTTTAGTTAAAACGTCTAATTGACCTTGAGCAATTGCTCCCATGTCTTTACTAGCGTCACCAGTTTTTTCTTCTTGACTAAGTAAAGCTTCTCTTAATTTTTCTTGGTCTCCTCCAAAGCCTTGGACAAAATCTTCGATACTTTTTTGAACAATATTACCATCTTTGTCTTTTGTTGAGATTTCGTAAACTCCCCCCTCACCTAATTGAGCAACATTTGCGATTAATTTTTTTGTGTCCTCGTCCAAATTAAATCCTGAAAAATTAATTTTGGACATTTTGTCTTGTATCTCTCTTGTTCCAAGTGCTAGTTTTTCAAGTTCGTCTCGGGTCATTATACCCTGAGCCGCCAAGTTTTTCATAACTCTACGTCCCATCTGAGAGATAGTTTTGGTACCATCTTCACCTATAGTAACATAATTTGATAACGCATCGGCAATTTCTCTTTGGAGACCCTCAACGTCATTCTGAGCCATATCCATTAATTTTAATGGATTAATTAACGCCTCAGAAGCGACCCCCATTCTTTGGAATTCAGAAGCCATTTCAATGGCCTTTTCAGGAGACATGAGTTCATCGGCCAACTCAAATGTACTTTCCATTCCAACTCTTAAAGATTGTGAGCTTGCGGCCATCTTTGCAAGTCCTTGAACTCCCCCTTGGAAACTGAATCTATTTAGTTTGTCTAAGTTACTTACTACTAATGCAGATGTTTGTTTTGCGTTGACACCTAATGATTGGGCGGTTTCCCTCACAACCAACATTTCTTTTGAGATGTTGCTTAAATTTCGACCTGAATCTAAAAATGCCTCTGTTAACTCTTTGGATGCTACTCCAGTTACTTTTGACGCATTAAATAAATCAACCGCCTGTTTTTGAGAAAGCATTGAAGCTCTCCCCATAATATTAAGAGTTTCTATTTGAATCTTTGCGGCATCTTCCCTCTTACCGCCAGCTAATATTATCTCTTTAGCTGTTGCTTCTAATACTTTACCAAAACCTGAGGCGTAGTCTTCACCACGACCCATAGTTGCAACTAAATCTTTAAAAGATTTGTCAACAAAAACTATTGAATCATCAATTTCGTTTAGTACCTTATCAATATTGATAAGATTACTAAATCCTTCAGTAGCGGCTAAACCGCCAATAATATCTAACCTACTTGGGTCTTTTGAAGCTTCTGGAAGTTCTTCAGCGTTTGGTTGTAGTTGCATCATACCTTAATAAATAATCTTAATTAGCTTTTTGGAGTGTTCATTTCAATTATTTTATCTATCAAATACCTTCTTTGGTAAATAGGTATACGATAAAAATCTGAGTATGATGTATGTAAATACTTGGCCAGTATATAATACTGGTCAAGCAAATTTAACATATAATTAGAAGAAAGGGCGAAAAAACTCAGCCCCAAAGGCAATACGAACCGTTACCTTTTTTCCTGATGGGGCTGTTACTTCACGATTCAAATCTATTCTTGGTTCATTTGTTTTCAAAAAATTAGTAATAAATTTTGAATCCATGATTGGCATTTGTTCAATAAACTTAGCAATTTCACCCTTATCAGAACTACCATTAAGTTCAACTATTTGTTTTGCGAGTCTCCAAGTAACCTTAGGTGCAATCATATTAGAAGGATATTCTTCTTCCATTCTTTCCAAATCAGTTGATTCCCCATAACTTAAAGGTCTCAATTTAACTTGATGCCCTGATTTAGGAAGTTTTGTCATATAATGACCATTGTCATCAGGTTCTACCTCAGATTTTCTAAAAGAAAGTTCATCAAGTAATACCGACTTTTCAAATTTATTACCAGTGTCAGGGTCTGTAAGCGTGAATTTATATTCGGAGCCGAATGAAGTATTCCTTAAAAACAAAAGAATTGCCTCAATGTCTCCCTCCAACATTTCAGATGGGTTCAAATCAGGTTCATAAAGTTTATTTCTAACCAATCTAAGAACAAGTTGTTCCCCTGAAAGTTTACCAACGTTACCTAAAAGATTTTCATCAGAAGCAGTTAAGTAACCAACCTTAACACTTTTTTTCTTATTTTTATAAAATTTACCCTGACTTGGTAACATAATTACATCATGTGGTAAACTAAAATTTTCTTGTCCAGCAATATACTCGTTCATAATTAATTTTTTTTATAAAAAAAAATCCGTACAAAGTACGGATTTGTAAATAGTAATTTGAAATTTTTTCTTGATTAGTAAACAAGAACACAGTAGTCAGGACGAAGTGTTGCTTGAATTGTAGCGAGACCGTCTTCACCATACGACAAGTTTTGGAAGTCAACGTCCGAAAGGAATGTTCCAATCATAATCCACTTTTCAACTACAACCCCTGTTGGGTCAAGCATTTGAAGTGTAACGTCCTTCTTATAACCAGCAGCATAACCCATACGACCTGTAACAGATTCGGCGTGTAGACGAACCCATTCCATAAGTGCCTGAGCGGCTGATGGTCCGATTGGGTCACGGAAAGTTACAGAGATAGTACCCCATGTGTACTTACCAGCAACGTATCTTTCAGTGTTTAAGAAAGGTATTGCAACAGGATTAATAGTTACCTTTGGTCTTGCCGCAGATTCAACATACCATTCATTGATACCAAGTTCGCTTGGGAAACTTAAAATGAACCTGTTCTTCCTTTTGGGTTCATACGGTATCGGCATTTTCATTAGTAAATCAGCCATTTTCTTTTGTTTTTAATTTTCTTTTATTTTTATTATAAATAGTGTTAGTTTTAAATTTTTCTATTTACTTCCATTTTTTTTTAATCAAACTTACACTAGTCTTACCTATATAATTATATCAATATTTCTTTTTTATTCCTCCATGTGTTGAATACATTTGAACAATATTTTCTGGGTCATCTTTTAAAGCACTTTTCATTTTTTCCAAATTTCTTAAATCATCATCAGAAAACCCAATCGTAGGTACAAATTTGTTGCTTACGTCATTTTTTAAGTACGGAGTCTGTCCAAGTTTTTTTGACATACTCATTACATATCTTTGAAATTCTTTAATTGCATCTACCTTTCCTTGTTCGGGATTTTGTGCTGAGCCGGCTCCGTATGTTACAGGATAATATTTATTCATACTCATATAATACTCCACAAGTTCAGAATCACTTAATTCGTCTTCTCCAGCAATCTCTCTGTATTTCTTTAAATTTCTAACCAATTCTTTTTTTGACAATCCTTTATATCCTATCTCTATTAAGTTCTCTATTGATTGTTTGAGTGTCTCTGGTGAGTGTCCTCTTGCGGTTATTATAGAAAAAATAGAACCCCCATTAACACATTCCACAAAATCATCCCAAGCTGGACCAGGTTTTGCAAGTAATGAATCAATTATAAATTTTTTATTACCAGCATCTGAAAAGTTTCTAAATGGATTTTCCGCAAAACCAACTATAGTTTTACCTTTATATTCAAAATCTTTTTTACCTACGTCGACTCTATGTTCGGCAAAATCTTCTGTCCCCATACCGATTTCATTACCTTCAGAGTCCATTAACATAATTTTTGTTGGCATATACATTAAATTATCATCCCAATCAAAAGCATAATATTTTAAATCAGGAGTCAATTCTTCAGTGAAACCTTCTGTAATTATTAATTTCATATTCTATAAATATATTAAAAATAAAAAACCCCCGTTTCCGAGGGTTTTTAAATTTATGTTTGTTTCTATTAAATGTTTTCGAAACTTGCTCCTTGTGGAGTGATAATAAACTCGATGTCGATAAATTCAAGAGCCTTAGTAGGTTTCAAGAAGATACGTCCTGACATTTGGTTAGAATCAAACTCCTCAGGGTTGTTAGACACAGTTACACGGAAGTCAGTAATACCTCTATCTCTACGGATTGCATCCAAGATTGGGTTTACAGAATCCAAGAACTGCTGTCTTACTACTGCGTCGTTTTGTTCGAAGAGCAATCTGATTGCTACTGCTGAAATAAGTTTACGAGCTTGTAACAACAATCTTCTTACGTTGATTCTATCAAGAGGACTTTCTCTTAACTGAAGGGTTTTATT